AAATACTAAGGCATGTAATGGAAACAATGAATAACTTTATGCAAAATACTGAATTCCCATTGCAAAGAATTATCCATATAGGTGATAGAGAATACGGATTCGAACCTAATTTATCTAATATGGCTTATGGTGCATATTTAGATATTTCTAAGTTTGACAAAATTACAATTGATAAGAATTGGCCTAAGATAATGAGCATACTTTATAGACCAGTAGTAAGTAAGAGTGGTGAATTGTATGATATAAAAGAATATACAGGTTTAGAAGATGAAACTGTTTTCTTGCAAACACCTATGAATATTCACTTCGGTTGTATTAGTTTTTTTTTGCGTTTACGAACCGACTTAGCAATTTATACACTGAAATCTTTGAAGGAGGACGAGGCAACCCAACTTCTTTTGAAATCAATCATGGAAAAAAGTGGAAAGGATATTCCTCAATTGTAGAATTAGCAAATGGTGATATCTTAAAGTTTGATGAAGTGGTAAAGCAACCGCTTGAGAAATGTTTACTATATCTTTCATACAAATCAGATACTGCATTAGTGCAAGAGATGATGCATAAACAGGCAATGAAAGGATTAGGATAATTGGAAAAATAATTTTTGAATTGTTAAATAGGATATGAGAAGAGCAAACGAATACGGCATATACTTAGGACCTACACAGGGATTAGCAACACCAAGCCCAGGAAGTAGAAGAGGATGCCTTTGTAAAGATAAAAAGAAATACTCTCGTAAGTGTTGCGATGGTAGATTATGGGCTCAAGGAATTGGTAAAACTCAATCACCTTACCCTACGCAAAATTAAACGATAAATAAATCATTTGTTAAATAAAAAAATATAAATAACATGAATGCTCAAACTATGTTGAATAAGATAATGACTTTGCTTTCTATGGACGAGAAAGTAGAAGTTGAATTAGCTTATGGACAATTAAAAGATGGAACTATTTTAGAATCGAATACATTTGATGTAGGTGAAGATATTTCAGTAGTTTCAGAAGATGGAAGTAAATCTCCAGCACCAGCAGGTGAACATGAAATCGCATTGAAAGATTCAGAGGGTAAAGAAGTAATCATTAGAGTAATGGTTGCTGATGGTAAAATCACTGAAAGACAAAATGTTGAAGAAGCAGCACCAGAAGCTCCAGAAGAATCACAAGAAGAAATCGAAAGAGAAATGGAAATGAAAATGGAGCCAGTAGATACAATCCCAGCAGAAGAAGACAAAGACAAAAAGATTGCTGAATTGGAAGCTAAGATAATGGAAATGGAATCATTACTTAAAGATTTCAAATCAGAGAAGATGTCAGCAGTAGAACCTGGTGATGAAGATGAGGAAGAAGAAGTAAAAGATGTACCTGTATTAGATGGTGCACCAGTTGAAGAAGATGCAGTAAACTTATCTCACAATAGGAAAGAAAGAAAACAACAAACAACAATGGATAGAGTTTTAGCAAACTTATCTAAATAATATTAACAATTTTTAAAAAAAGTAGAAATGAAACAAAAACAAAATTTTGCAACTTCAACTTCTATTACTAGTACCTACGCTGGTGAATTTGCAGGCAAGTATATTGCAGCTGCACTTTTATCTGGTAAAACATTAGCTGAAAGAGCGATTACAATCGTTCCTAATGTTAAGTTTAAACAAGTAATGAAGAAGCTTGCAACAAGCAACATCATCCAAGATGCAACTTGTGATTTCGCTGCAACTGGCTCTGTGACTTTAACAGAAGCAATCTTGCAACCAAAAGAATTACAAGTAAACATCGAATTATGTAAGAAAGACTTTAGAAGTGACTGGGAAGCAGCAGAAATGGGATTCTCTGTTTATGACAACTTACCTGCAAACTTCACAGATTTCTTATTAGCAAATGTAGCAAATACAGTTGCACAACAAATCGAACAATCTATCTGGAGAGCATCTGCATCAGGTAGTGGAACATTCACTGGTCTATTAGGTTTAATGACTGCTGGTGGTTCAGGTGTAGTATCTTCATCTTACACAGGCTCTATTGATGCATCAAATGTAATCTCTAGATTAGAAGCTTTAGTAGGTGCAGTTCCTGACGCAGTTTATGGTAAAGAAGATTTGACTATCTACATTCCAAACAATGTAGCAAAAGCTTACCAACAAGCATTAGGCGCTAACTACGCAAACGGCTATAACAACCTTGTTACAGTTGGTCAAAAACCTTTCGATTACAATGGTATTCCTTTGTTTGTAGCTCCAGGACTTTCTAGCAACTACATGGTAGCTGCAGAAAAATCAAACTTATTCTTTGGAACCGGGTTGCTTTCAGATACAAATGAAGTTAAGGTATTAGACATGGCAGACTTAGATGGTAGTCAAAATGTAAGAGTTATCATGAGAATGACGGCTGGTGTACAATTTGGTATCGGTTCTGACATTGCTATCCATAAAGCATAATTGTAGTAAACAAAATTAATTAAAATTAAAAAATTAAAATCATGGCATGTAACTTAAGCACATCTAGATTAGAACCTTGTAAAGACTCAGTAGGTGGTTTACAAGCCGTATATTTTATTAACTACAACGACACTTCTTCATTTGGTTCAGAAGATGCGGATGGTTTGATTACTTCATTAGGTGCATCAACAACTGTATACAAGTATGACCTTAAAGGAACATCAACTTATACAGAAACTGTTAATACATCCTCGTATCATCGTTCACACTAATGCAGGTGATGCATTATTAGTGGGTAGAAGATTCGGTGCAGACGTGACTGCAGGAACTATATCAACTGGCGCAAACTTACAAGATTTGTATGGTTATTCAGTAACCTTACAAGGTAATGAGCCTAACTACGCACAATTTTTGAGTGGTTCAACTACAACTGACCCATTTGCAAAAATCAGCGGTTCAGTGACTATAGCAGCTTATCAAACAGTATAATTGTAGAAAATATACGAAAAATAATAACCCTTCACTTCGGTGAGGGGTTTTTTATTAGATAAAACATAGACCAGACAAGTTTGTTATATAGTATAGACAAGTTAAATACAAGTAAATGATATCATACTATGTTAGTGGCAGTAATCAAACTGCATTTAGATATAAACAACCAATCACATCTGGAAGTCTTGCAATAAGTTTGACAAATATGTTAACCTATGAATCATCATCTATTGCATTATCATCATCTGCTTATTCTATCGTATCTGACTCACAATTAATACAATTTAATTTTCCTCAGATATCAGGTAGCAAAGTTGGAGACCAGTATAGAATGGTTTTATGGGATACAACAGGCAGTGTATCAACAATCCAATATAAAGGAACTGTGCAAGTATTTGCGCAACAGTCTGCATCTTATTTTGTATCTAGCTCAAACAAAGTAAATTATACAACACAAAACGATACATCATTATCGTATACATCATCAAACGAATATATAATCTTATAATATGAATGACTTAAAAGTAGTGAATCTAAGTAGACATGAAATACCTGTAATCACAGAGGATGTAAAAACTCGTCAATCGTGGGTGCCAGTAGGTATTTATGATAATGATGATTTCTTTTATTTAATAGAGGAAGCATATAACACATCTACAACTAATGCTGCCTGTGTTGAAGGTATTGCAGATTTAATTTATGGTGAAGGTATCTTTACTAATAATCCTGATTTTGAAGAAACTTTAAATAAAATACTTTCTAAGAATGATGGTAGAAAAGTTGCATTTGACCTTAAATTATTTGGTAATGCGGCAATGCAAGTAGTTTGGAATGATGCACATACACAGATTTTAAGATTATATCATGTTCCAGTGCAAAAGTTAAGAGCAGAAAAGTTGTATGATAATTTATCTATACAAAATTATTATTATGCAACTGATTGGAGTGACCACAAATCAGTAAGAAATAAAAAGAAAATACCTGCATATGGAACATCTAATGAGAAAGTAGAAATTGCATATATCAAAGGATACACACCAGGCAAATATTATTATTCTCTACCTGATTGGATTTCTGCATTACAATTTGCAGCAAGTGAAGCTGAATTATCAAATCTACACTTAAACAATATTGAAAATGGTTTCTTACCTTTAATTGCAATCAATCTAAATAATGGAGTGCCACCAATTGAGGAAAGAGATATTATCGAAGACCAAATTACATCTAAGTTTACAGGGACTAGAAATGCCGGTAGATTTATGATTACATTCAACGACTCTGCAGATAATAAACCTACATTCGATGCAATACAAACTGAAAATCTACATGAAAAATATCAGTATGTTGCAAAATACGCACAAGATAGAATACTTGTAGCACATAGAATTACTTCACCACTTTTATTCGGTATAAGAACTGAGATAAATGGTTTCTCTTCAAATGCAGATGAAATGGCTATGGCATTTTCTATTTTACAGAGTATGACAATTGTACCGTTCCAAAACTTATTATTAGGTAGCATAGAGGAGGTTTTAGAGAGAGGTGGATATGATAACACAGATTTATATGTGGAGCAAATTATGCCACTTTCTATTGCTGCTAAACAGGCAGAAGAATCAGGCCAATCAATCGGACAAGTAGAAGATGTTGCAAATGAGCAATCACAAGTTGATGATAGTGAAACACCTGTTGTAAATGCAAAAGAAGAGCCATTACCAAAAATGAGTTCACCTTTTTTCAAAAATGATTATGAGTAACCAATTTGTTAAATAGCTAAAGAATACATTATGGCCTTTGCACTATTCGTAAGTAGAAACGACATTATAAAAAATACTCCATTAAACGGAGAAATAGATGCTGATAAATTAATTCCATTTATTCGCACTGCACAAGAAAAGTATATCCTTAATTTATTAGGCACTGTGCTTTATGATAAATTACAATCTGATATACAATCAGGTAGTGTAAGTGGTGATTACGAAACACTATTACAAGATTATGTAAAACCTACTTTAATATGGTATGGTTGCACAGAATATATTCCATTCTCATCAATTGATTTCAAAGGTAGTGGAGCAGTAAAACATTTAAGTGAACAATCTGCTGCACCGACTAAAAACGAATTAGATTATCTATTGAGTAAAGCATTGAATAACGCAGATTACTATGCGACAAGAATGCAAGATTGGTTGATAGCTACATCTAATGCAGGTGGAATACCAGAATATTTACAAGTAACAGGTGACCAAACCGAAGTATACCCAGATAAATCATCTCAGTACTACGGGGGCATACACTTTTAAAATAAACTATTATGGCAACATTGAGTGGAACAGCAAACTATTGTGTTTACTATGTAATGATGGACTATTGGAAAACAATCTTATCCAATCACCCATCTATTGGTTTTGTATCGCAAGGTGATATATTTTCTTTAGATACAAAAGAGTTTCCACAATACCCATTAGCTAATATCAATGTAGATACTTTGGAAATAACTGATAAAATTGCAACCTATAATTTTACTTTAATACTTGCAGACAAACCAAAAGTAATTACACCAGATTCAATCGATAATACCAATAAGCAAATTATACCTTACGATGGTATTTCTGACTTGCAAGATATCTATGCAAATCTTATGGGTATTATGAATGATGTAATGGCTTATACAAATAACTTTGGTCAATTTGAATTAGGCAATATTAAAGCAGCACAGTTTTTAGATAAGTTTGATAATGTGTTAGCAGGTTGGACTATTAACTTTGATATATCAGTGCCAAACAATTGTTTCAATTACTGTACTGTTAATCTTAATCCATAATGACATTAAAAGAAGCAATAGCTAAAGTTGTTCCTGCAGTTAGGAAAAATATTATTGCTAATTTAAATGGAACAAACAATAGGCAATTACAAAGGACAAGAAGATTAAAAACTCCTTATCTTAAAAGAAATCCTAATTATTGGAAATATCCTTATCCTAGGACCAGAACATTACTTAACTCTGTTAAAGTAGTGCAACTTAGAAACAACATTGTAGTTAAGGCTGCAAAGTATGGTTTGTATTTGGAAACAGGCACTAAGTTTATAAAGCCGGCAAGACCATGGTTTAAAGATGCATTTACCAAAGCGGTTAAAAAAGATTTAGCAAAAGAATTAAGTAAAGCATATATTTCGGAAATAAAAGCAGGTTTATTTCAAGCATCTAAATCTCGTTAAATACAATCGATAGGTAAGTTGGTTAAATAATAAAAGATTTAATGCCTATCACGATTATACAGACTCCACAATCCGGGTCATTATCACAATCTCCAATGATTTATACTGTCAGTTCTTCAACTGATGTGACACAATCACAATTTCAATATGTATTGGATTTATATTATTGGAGTGGCTCACAAAGTGATTCTAGCTCACTACCAAATTACTCATTAGCAAAATATCCAAACAATTCTAGTGTTGGTATATTTGATGTAAGTAGAATTGTAAACTCAACATTCACAGATGCTGCATATCAAAATCAATCTTATGCAAAGTGGGTTAAAGCAAATGCATATTACAGATATTATAATGGTACAAATTATGTTACATCTTCTTTTGCATCTTCATCAGTTGTAGTTGCATTAGATGGATATGGTTTATTTCCAAATCCGATAGATACACAATTACAATCACAAAGTATTTATTATCCATTCTTAACTGATGGTCCTGAATCGCAATCTGTATTTGTAGAGCATGGTGGAACATTAGGTGTATATAAAGGAAACTTAGGTAGCATAATACCTACAAGAATTATTTATTCAGGTAGTACTGGTAATGGAAGTTATAATTTAGTTGCATCTACTAATACAACAAACACACAAATAGAGCAAGTGCCTTATGCACCTAACGAATCAGGGTTTCCATTGACAGGATTGGGAGCAGGTGATGCATATTCATTGCAGGCATACTCTGGAAGCGTTTCTATTGGGGCAAAATTAAACTTTAATATCATTTGTAGGAATAAGTATCCAAATGTAAGAGTGTGGTGGAAAAATCGTTTTGGACAGTTTGACAAATTTAATTTTAATGGAGTTTCTAAAGAGCAATTTAATACAGAAGCAAGAACATATCAACCACAAATAGGTAACTGGAATTCCAGAACATTCTCATATAGCTCAACAGATACATCTATACAAAAATACATTATAGATTCAAATGAAAAGTTGACAGTAAATACAGATTGGGTAAGTGAAAGCTATAATGATATATTCAAGCAACTTTTAGTAAGTGAAGAAATATACTGGCAATATAATGAACAAACCGGTGGTAGTGAATTAAAACCATTGACAATAGATACATCAACATTGGATTTCAAATCGCATGTTGTAGATAAATTGATTCAATATACAATTGTATTCTCATTAGGTCAGGGTTATAAATTAATACTATAATATGGCGATAAGAAGTACACAGGGATTTCAAACCAAATTGATTGCAGATGGTGTAATATTGGATTTATTTCAAGATGAAGAAATAAAGATAAGCAATAACATTACAAATCTTTTTGACGTAGGTGCAATACCTGCTGAATTCAGTAGGACTATTATGTTGCCTGGAACAAAAAAGAATAATGCATTTTTCCAACATGTATACGATATATCTGTGGAAAATCCTTTCTTATTTTCAACAAATACAAAGGTATCTGCTTATTTAGATTTTGATGGAATTTATTTAGTAAATGGATACTTGCAATTAAACAAAGTATCTGTATATGAAAACAAATTTATAGATTCTTATGAGATAAGCATTTATGGAATTGTATCTTCATTTAGTAGAGATATAAATAGACTTACTCTAAACGATTTAACTTCATTACAGGAGTTTAATCATACTGCATCATATAATAATATTACAGCAAGTTGGAATGGTAATCTTTTTAGTGGAAGTATAGTTTATCCACTTGCAGATTATGGTAGTGGGTATAAATTTACCGCAGGTCAATATGAATTATTTGGAATGGATGATGTAAATGGTGCATTGACAGTTCAAAACTTTAAACCTGCTATTCGTATAAAAGAAGTGTGGGATGCAATATTTGAAACAACTGGATACACATACTCATCATCATTTTGGAATCAAAGTTGGTTAGATGATGTATATATGATTTGCAATTACGGATTAAAATATCCAAAGTTTAATGATGTCAATTTAGAAACATATGGTAAGATTAAAATAGGTGCGATTAGTGGTAGTGGTATGACAGATGTTGTATTGACTAGTGGAAGTTGGAATACATTACCTTGGTATAATGAATTATATGACCCACAAGGGTTTTATACAAATGGTGCATATAAAGTTGAGAAAACAACCAACTTAAAAGGTGCATTAAACATAAACATAAATGTAAGTTGCTCGGTAAATAATATGCCAGGTACACTTTCAGCAAATGGAACATGGCAAATCCGTATGGTAGATACAGGTAGTGGAACTCCTTATTCTACACAAGCAGTTCAATCTTATATATTTTTCTTTGACCAACTGCAACAAAGTAGAGAAGGTGGTATCAATACAACATATGAATTAGCAAGTGAGTTTACATTTAATAGTATACCTGCAGGTAATTATTATTTTCAATTAAGACAAAGTCCTAATTTTGCAACAGGCAGTTTACCACTTGTTACATTAGACCCAGAAGGAACAAGTAAATCTTTTTTAGAAATTAAACAAGTTAATCAAGCTGCAGATGGTAGAGTGATAGATATTCCTTCAAATATGCCATATGGCACAACAGGTATTAAATTAGTAGATTGGGTTAAAGGTATTCAAAAGAAATTCAATTTAGTAATTTATCCTGATAAGGGAAATAATAATAACATGATAGTTGAGACTTT